GGGCAGATGCCCGAAATACTTTTTATAGACCTACCAAAACTTTTGAAGAAAAAAGGAGTAAGGATGGCTGGGGATCGCCCGGCTGTCGGGGTTAGTAGCAAAACCGAAAGCCCTTATAAAGACAATCGAATGAAACGATATTGTAAGAATGTAGATATAACAGACAGAAAATTAATTCGGAAGGCGGTGTATAAATGTTTAAGAAATAAATACAAAAGAAACGATGTTTTGAAAATGTTTTCAGAATATTCAGGACTTCCAAAAGATTTCATCAAAGGAGCGTTTAAAGAATTTGGACTCAGAGCATTACAACCATTCGCAGAAATGGTGATAGATGGTATACGTGAGGAACTGATGCAAAATAATCTGAAATTTAAACCGATATGGTACAAAGAAAAGGTGGATGCTTCCAGCCAGAAAGTACGCCGAATTGGAGTCCAGAACATCAAACAGCAGATCTATGATTATATCGCCGTGGAAGCACTAGAAGATTTCCTGAAAAGAATCGGCGAATATCAATGTGCTGCCATTAAAAACAAAGGGCAGTCATATGGAATCAAAGCGATTAAAAGATGGATGAGAAACAAAAGTATACGATACGCTGGGCAATGCGATATAACGAAATGTTATCCATCAATCGACCGGGCGAAACTTATGGAGTTTCTAAGAAAATACATCAAAAACGAACCACTCTTAAATCTGATTGAAAAACTGATCGGGACGTTTGAGGCAGGATTAAGCATAGGATCATATCTAAGCCAATACCTCTGCAACGTATTTCTGTCACAGATATACCACGAAATAGCAGAAAAAAATGTATCGGATCAGGAAGAAAAGGGACGGGACCACACAACGAATAAATCTGGTATTACATCAGATATTCTACATGGACGATATATTAATTTTAGGAAGCAACGCGAAGGACATTCATAAAGCCATGAAATTAATCACAGAAAAGGCGAAAGAACTGGGATTAAAAATAAAAGATAACTGGATCGTATTCACAACTGTAATGAAGCGAAAAGACGACGGTCATTTTATTGATATGATGGGCGTAAGAATCTATCGGCATCATATCACAATCAGACGACGCGTGTTCTTACGCGTACGCCGGGCGTATAAAAGAGCACAGACACTCATTAAGCAAAAGAAGAAAGTCCCGTTATGGCTTGCAAGAAAGTGCGTATCCTACAAAGGAATTCTGGATCACACAAACAGCCAGAAAATCAAAAGAAAGTATCAAACAGAACAAACAATAAAAATATGTAAAGGAGTGATATCGAATGAAAGCAAGCTTCGATGTGGAGCAGCCACCTGTAAAAATTATTAATGATGATGACAAAGTATACATATACATCTGCCTCGATGGGAAATGGATCGAAAGAAATTATGACGAAAGTCAAGAACCACAGAAGGTGTGGGAATGTGACTACCGAGAAATCATAACATCAAACGGGAAAATTGACGTTGAAAAAGTAGAAGAAAATCCGGATGCAGAAAAAATAGCAGATCTGCAGGAGCAAAATAAAATGCTGGTGGATTGCCTGATGGAAATGTCTGAAATTGTATATGCCTAAGAAGCGAAAGGATGTGAAAGATATGATAGCTGTGTTGTGGGCACAGGAAATTATGAAATGTGATACATCAGAAAAAGCAAACGAAATGTATCAGCGTTGCCCAAGATTATTGAAAGAAAAAGTTAAAAGCATCTTAGAGGAAAAAGGATTCAAATACACATTTGATTAAAAACAGAAAGGATGATCATAAATGATGAACAAAATTATTATGTTACTTGCGGGCAATTCATTTTTCCGCATTTTGCTGATCGCTGTCACACTGGACACAATCCTTGGGGTACTCCGGGCGATCAAAGAGCACAAGTTTAATTCCTGCGTGGGCATCGATGGTGCAATCCGCAAATCAGCCATGCTGCTGTCGGTGTGCCTGCTGATGGCAGTGGATGTGATCCTGAATATCAATGTATTGTTTATGATTCCTCAGAATTACATCGAACTTCTTGGGATACATAAACTTGGAATCTGTGAATTTTTCAGCATCTTGTTTGTGCT